CCAGCCGCAGGGCGATATTCTGCTGCTCCTTGTTGATGCGCTCAAGATCGGACGCGGATTTGAGTTTTGCGACGTTCAATTCGTGCTGTTGCTCTTCGGTTTCGATCATCCGGTTGATTGCGGTGCGGGATGCTTCCGTCAGATTCTTTTCGGTCTCCAACCGCTTCTTCAAATCCTCGATTTTGCGCTTGTGGCGTTCGTTCTCCGTAGCGAGGTCTTTTGCTGCCCCGTCGGCCATCAAGGCTATTTTAGCATCGAGAGCGGTGCGAATGTCGGTAAGTTCGGTTTTTAATGCTTGGGCGCGCTTGTCGGCATATTCTTTACGGATTTCGGCTTTCTTCTTTTCGGTCTCGGTTGCACTCTTGACCTCTTCGATCGTGATTTCGTCATTAATGGCTTTCAATTTATCCCATGCAGCCCGTCTATCTTCGACGAGTTTGTCGTATGCTTCCTGCATTTTTTTGCGGGTCTTCTTGTTGGCTGAATTATACAGGGCTGACATTTTTTCGAACGAATCGTCGAGTACGGCAAGTTCCTCTTTGGCGTTTTCCTGCCGCATATCGAGGAGTTCACGCCCTGACTTTCCGGCAGCTTCTGCGAGACGGACGTCGAAATCGTTGTCTGACACCATCTGTTTTAATATTCGATCGGTCTTTTGGGCTTCGTTGTTAAACTCGGCAAGTTGTTGTTTGCTTTTTGAGGAACCGGATGCGAATAGGGCCAGCGCTCCTACAACCGATATTACTGCAGCAGCGAGTAGGATGTAGGGGTTAGCCATAGCGACCGCATTAAGTGCTTTTTGCGAAATGATTGCAGCTTTTTGAATGACGATATTTTGCGACTGTGCAGCGGTATTTAGTTTGATCGCCGTGGTTTGTGCTACTACTTGAATATTACGTATTCCCATCATCATTGCAGATTGTTTTTGTAGGCTATTCATCACGGCTGTTATACTGGCGAGAGCGGTCATTGCGACTTGCAGGTTCTTCATCATTTCGGCCGATTCGCTGTTTTCTTCGATATTTGCACCGATTGCTGAATTCCATAACCCCCACGCTCCGGCTAAACCTTGCGCCGATTGAAGCAGCCCATCTAACGGTGCAGTGTCGGATGCCCCTGCGGCGATTTGTTTTTGCGTGTCGTCTATTGCATCGCGCATTTGCGACGCTTTCAATAGTAGATTGTTGAATTCTTCGGACGTATCCTGCCCCTCGTATTTCATTTGTGCCAACGTCTTGGTTATTTCTTCCAACTGGGTATTGAGTGGGCTTACGTCGGGATAATTGCCGACATTACGGGAAAAGACGCCGTATGCCTGTTCTGCTTCTTTCATTCGCTCGTTCAAAGCAGCGACGTGCTTTTCCTGTTTGGCGTATTCGGCTGTGCCCATCTGCATCTGTCGCAGCTTGTCTTTGGCGCTCGAAAGTTCGGCACCCAGCCCTTTTAGGGTGTCTTTATACAACTGTTCGGATTTGATGTTGTTTTGCACCTCGCGGCTTAATTCCCGAATTTGCGCCGAATAGGCTTTCTGCTGCTCTTTCAACGCGGCCAACTGTCGCCGGTCTCCATCCGTCGCTTTTCCAGCGTCTCCCATCGCCTTTTCGCGCTCTTTGATTTCGGCTCTTAACTCCTTTTCCGCCTTTTGGGATTCTTCCAGTTGCAGTTGGTACTCGGCCATTAATTTTATTGCGTCGCTCGTATTTACTTGCACCTCGACGACGCGGGTTGTTGTGTTTTCTGCCATGATTTTTAAGTTTTTTTGTATAATGTCAGTTTGTTTTTGTATATTCGCAGTATGAAGCGGGCTTTGCATATCGTTTTCAAGGCGCTTGTTAAATTCAGCCTTTTGGTTGTGGGGGTTGTCGTGCTTCCGATCTATTGCGCCCGCGCGTTCGATTTGGATGTCCTCCCGTTTCTCATTACGTGGGATTTTATCATGCTGGCCATATTTGTAGGCGCATCCGATAATAAGGGGCCGGGCGTAAAGACGTCGAAACCTAAACCCATTTTTCCGTGGTGGGGATTTTAAGCCTTATCTAACACAGACTGTTGTGTTTTCTGCCATTTGTTATGCGTTTTCCGTGGTTTGTTATGTGATGATGTAGCTATACGTGTCGTCATATTCCGGGGTGATGGATAATATTTGCGCCTCTGTTACAGCCTGTGCTCCCGTATTCGATGTTAGCCGTCCGGTGGATATTACCAGTGTTACCGTGCCCGTATATCCGTAGCTGTTCGTATATTGAACGATGGCTGTAACATCAGATGCGACAGCCTGCTGTGCTTTAATCCGCAAATATGGGCCAACCCCTGCGATGTACGTTTCGACGCTTATGGAATTTGTGATGCGTCCCGTGGAATGTGGTAGCTTAATAAGTTCCGCCTCTACACTACCGCTCTTTGCCGATAACTGTTTGATGGCGAAATATTGCCCGTATTGCCGCAAATAAATCGGCAACAGGTAGTTTATATCCCGAATCGCATAGTTATCCAGCCGTATATCTTCCTTAATGACGACGGCGTTATTTATAACTTGCATGTAGCTGTCGTAATATTTGTTGATAAGGTTGTTGAAATCCAATCCGTTGAAGTTGAGAGCTGCGCCGCCAGACGATGATACGATCTTCATTATCCGTGCTTCGACTTTTTCCGCTTCGACGGATGTGCCGTCGTTGGATAGGATGTAGTGCAGGATTTTATTCCCGTCGCTTGCTGCAAACGGCAAAGTTAAGATGTCACGCTCCCGTTCAATTGTTTCATTATCGACGTAAAGAATTCCGTTCGCGTCCGTATGCACGGTGTCGTCATCCTTGTAGTTCAATTTGTTTCGCTGTGCAAAATTCTCGATACTGTGCGCAATGCTTTTCGGTTCATCGTCATTCGAGCGCGTGAGATACGACGACCAATCAAGGGCGGCGGCTTTGTTGGCCATTAATTCGTTGATAGACACAAACCGAATTTTGTTCGTATCGTCGGTGCTTTGCATGGCGAATAAGCCGAATATTGCGCAAAGCGCTTTGATAAAGTCTATCTGTTTGATGTCCGGCAGGTTCGGAATTATCGGAAAGACGGACGGATAGGTCAGCGTGTTGAAATGCGGAAGTACTTGCAGAACACCGCTTACGGTTCCATCTACAGCCTTATCGACGCAACCTGTGAACAGCAGGTGAAATCCATCGTAATCCGTCATGTCAATCTCTTCGTCTACGGCGATTGTGAAATACTGCCCGGATTGTGCCCCTTTCCATTGCTTCGTCGCCACTTGCTCCCCGTCTTTAAGCAGGATCATATTCAGCACCGCGGTTGACGGCGTGAAGATCGACGCATTGTGGAGCATTTGGAATTTGAATGTAATACGGTCGGTATCGCCGCTCCCGTACACTTGCGTATTGTAGTCGAATAACCCATGCGGGTCGCTGGCCGATGAGGGGTAAACCCGAATGTTTCCATCGTATGCTGCCCCGGACTGTTGGAACAGATATATTTTTGATGCTGTAAGTCCTTCCGCAATCCATGATGCAGCACTTGCGTTGTCGTCGAGGCACGGGATAGCGAGTGTTGCTAATTCTTTCGATAGGTTATCGGGGAATTCGAATTCGATGCCCGCCTGTTCGCTGATAAGCGAAAGTACCCATGATACGTTAGCAGACGGGTGGATATTCACCAATTGTTTGTTGGCATCTGTCAACGTAACGCCACAGTCATATGCTGCGTAAAAATATGTTTCGGTATCTTTGATAGCGGAGGTAGATTGTGACGCATTCCACGGGAGCGAATAATCATCTGGCAGGTCGCGCAGTGATGCTCCGGTGTCTACCCATGACTTGAAATTCGCCATGACGCCCCAATATAGGGCGATTTCGTAGTCGCTTGATGATGCGGTAAGCATGACGGCATACGCCACTCGAACAATGCCGACGCCCTCGCGGTAATAAGCCGCGGGGTGTTGTTTATATGGAAATGAAGTCAGAACGGAGGGTGCTGTTGCATTCTCCAGTATGCGGCGATTGCGCGGAGTTCTCGGCAATTTGATCGTCAGCGAATTCGATGACGTGATTTTCGACAAGTCGCCGAAAAAGTTTGACTTGAAATTGAGTGTTGTCGATGTATCCGGGTACATATCGACACGCTCTTCGTTGATGTATAATTCGTCGGTCATGGTTACAGCATTTGTGCGCTCTGCGCAGGTTCCTCGATCAAGAAAATAAAATCTTGGTAATGTTTCGTCGTCTTCTCGTAGCTGCCAGCAACGATATTGACGCGATGCCACAGCGGCGCGTCGTTGGCGTCGTACCCGTCGAAGACGTCCACGACGACCGACTGCGCGAGTGTGAGCAGGAAATCATACGTTTCGGAATCGACCAGCTTTGCCCCCAGCGAACGAGTCTTTTTCCGGGATAGGCTTTGCCGGACTGACGTTTCGATATTCACGCCGTCGATGTAAGCGGTCGGGACATTCATATCGTTACGCTCCCACGTCGAAGATGCCGAAACGGTCGATGCGCTGCCGATCTCCTTGAACAGGTAGTAACAATAGCGTCCCTGTTGGTCTATCCAACGCAGATAGACGCCGTTTGTGCTCCGGTCTATGTCGAGCGTATAACCGACCATGCCGACAGCCTCCTCGTCGTTTTTTAGCACGAGGCTATGCGGTACGGCGATATGCACCGAACGGGCGACGGTCGAGGGGTCGA